TAGGTTTGAGGAGCCCATTTGGGGTGAACCGTTTCGGCCATGTCCTGTCGAAGAATTTTTCTTGCGGTGGGGTTGGAAGCCTAAGCTCGTGTGGAAAGCCTTGAAAGGTGACGATTACGCCAGGTTTGTAGGGTACGAAGCGTTGTTGTGTGACAGCCAGGCGGTATACGACGGTGGGCAGGTGGTAATGACGCCTGAGACGAAACGGTTCTTGAAGACGAAATCATGGACCACCACCGCCGTTACGCCCGCGGAGCTGAAAACGTGCATCCGTCTGTTCGCCGCCAATATGGGCGAGGGCTTCAGACATGTTGAACCAATGCACGCTTTTCTAGCCGCGATGTACGATGACAACCGCGGAGGCGTTGACGTTGATGCTCAGAAGATGAGAGAGTATCATTTGGCAGTGACAGGCAAGTTACCCGACGCGGGGACGAAGATTGCTGCCAGCGTTAAGATGCCTGAGTTCGAGTGCGGAGACCCCGTGAAGTGGAAACGCCTGCTAAGATGCACAGCGGGCGAGTTTTCCGACGCGGAGTGGGCGACGATGTGCCATATAGGTACCATGAACGTGCATGGCGCCGATTTGGCAACATCTGTTCCAGCCAAGTGGCTGGAGTAGACCTGTAATATAGTGTTTCACCCCGCTTCGCGGGACAGGTCGCAGCGAAGCAAGAGAGTGGCGCCACCGTTTACGGGAGGCGGAATTACCTAGGAACATTGACACAGGGTTCTAGGGTCACGTACTAACTGAGGGATACTTCCACGGGTCCCCAGGGTTATCGGAGTGCTGCCGGTACGTGATAAGAGGTTCCAGTACGCAATTATCCATGCGGCTGGCAGGGTACGCGGGGGGGAGCTTGGCAGGCTTCCCCTTGGCCGGGTCTGTACCCAATACCCCCTTGTGCCTGAGTAGCCGGGGCCAATCCGGTGAACAGCCTGGGGTCGCAGGGATGCGACGACGGTGAGGGCGCCTACTTATCCCAACGTAGGGGTTATGGTGTTGGAGCCACCATGTAAAGGTAGGTATCCATGTGTGAGGGACCCGAAGCGGAGTGACCTGCGAGAGTGAGGCTGACTTTACTTACTCGGATGTGGGAAGCGATGTGGACAGTCGTTTGGCTAGCACGGCCAGGTGATTATCGAGCTGAA